AAGCACGCAATCGCCGTACAACACGTTGGGTTGAATGGCAAGGGCGCAAAATGTCCCTTGCAGAAGCCGCCGAAATCTCTGGATTGCCATATAAGCAGGTTCACGCAAGATTAAAAAGCGGATGGAGTTTAGAAGAAGCATTAACAAAACCGCTTTGCGATCCGTATGCGAGAAGTGAACTGCATGACAAATGCGACGAGCTTGGTCTTGACTATCATGTGGTATATAACAGAATCTATACATACGGTTGGGATGTAGAACACGCATTGTCTACGCCTACCGGACGTGGCAGAGGACATTATCAAAAAATGCAATGAAATTCCTTTTGAAACGTCCTAATTCACAAATAATTTACAATTAGTAATCATTCAAGCCCTTGTTTCACATGGAACAGGGGCAAATATATACTTGTAATAATCACGCAAATGTGTTATAATGCAAGTGTATAGGGTTAAGCCACACCTATACAGGTTCCCGCTAACCGTAAAGAGCGGGGTGTCACGCCGCCCCGAAGCCCTGCGTTGTGCGGGGTATTGATGTAGGAACGGTCTGACACACATACTGGATTGGTGTAAAGGAAGCACAAAAGGCTTTGAACCTTTAGGACGTGGGTCAGTACCACGATTCAGCGCCATTTGGCATTGTGTTTTTTCTCTCATTTCCTGCCCAGGCATGTGTGCTGAAAAGCATGGGGCTGAAACAACGTGCCGCACAATTTAATAGCCCGTGTTTGACACCCACGGGCTTCTATATCGCAGAGTGGAGAAATGGTATCTCATCTGACCCATAATCAGAAGATTACAGGTTCAAGTCCTGTCTCTGCATCCACAAAGCATATCGCGGCTTTACGCGAGAGCTATAAGAGGTGAACAAAACGAAACAAGAGATTTCGCTTTCACCTGCGGCTGTCAGTATCATAAACCGATTGCTGTCTAATGGTGAAGAAGTCAAGATTGACGTAAACCAAAAGACGCATGAGCTGATGATTTTCAAAGTTCCACGAAAACGGATGGAATATAAGGTGGTCATCGCAGAGCGGCGATGATAACAGCCGATGCGGGCTAACTGTCTACAAGATGTAGATGGTTAGCCCGTTTTTTGTTTTTGGGAAGGAGTTGGGCGTTATACCTACTGAATACGATGTTCAACAAGCAATGACGGCGCTTGAATCTTTCCCTGATAACGGCCTTACAGGGCGTAGGAAGATTCTAACGAATGTCAAGGCTATCACGGCTCAGAATGTAAAAGACGTTCTCAGCAAAGCGCTTGTTACGCACAGACAGAATGTACGCGAAATAACATACTTGTGGGATGTGTACCGTGGTAAACAGGATGTACGCAACAAAGTCAAGTATGAGCGCGAAAACATCAACAACAAAATTGTTATCAATCGTGCCAATGAGATTGTGACGTTTAAGACAGCGTATCTGCTGAATGAGCCTGTTCAGTACGTTTCGACTGAAAGCGAAAGCACTGAAACGGAAAAGGTCAAGACGCTCAATGACTTCATGCACGATGAAGACAAAGACTCTAAAGACAAAGAGATTGTCGATTGGATGCACATTTGCGGTGTAGCCGAAAGACTTACTTTGACTGACGAACTTGCGGGAGTGCAGGACGGAGCGCCGTTTTACATCTATACGCTTGACCCGCGTGAGGCGTTTGTCATTTACAGTTCCCGAATTGGCCAACGCCCTATGGCTGGCGTTATTATCCAAAAGGACGAACAGGGCAAGGACATTTACACTGTCTACACTGAGAAAGAGTGCTTTACTGTTCAAGGCGATAAAGTCAGTGTAGCTTCGCATATTCTCGGCGGTATTCCGCTTGTAGAGTACATCAACAACGAGGCGAGGCAAGGCGCGTTTGAGATTGTCCTTGGCATTCTCAATGGTATTAACGACCTTGAAAGCAATGCGCTTGATTCAATCCAAGATTTTGTAAACGGATTTGACGTTTTCCAAAACTGCGAAATCGACGATGGGGATTATGGAAAACTTAGCATTGGTGGTCAAGCGCTGAAAATCAAGACCGTGACGCAGGGCATGGAAGCAAAGGTTTATCGTGTAGCTTCTGAGCTTTCGCAGAGTGGCGTACAGCAAAGGATTGACAGTCTTTCAAATTCGTACATTGAGATTTGCGGTATGCCGAACAGGAACGGCGGCAGTTCTACAAGCGATACAGGTCAGGCCGTCATTTTCCGTGACGGTTGGAGTGAAGCAGAATCCAGAGCAAAGGACACTGAAAAGCTGTTCAAGCGATCCGAAAAAGCTTTTTTGCGGATTGTACTCAATATCTGCCGCGTAAAGGCTGGACTCGATATGAGCCTAAAGGATATCGAAATCAACTTCCCGCGTAAGAGTCTTAACAATCTGCAAAGCAAGATTCAAGGACTGTCTGAAATGCTTGCAAACGGATTTATCCACCCGATGGACGCTTACAACGCTCTTGGCGATGTGTTCGGGGATAAAAATGCTGCATACATGCGCGGCATGAAGTGGCACGAAGAACAGGAAACTAAGGAGCTTGAAAAGCTGAACGATGAACTTGACCGCGAGAGAGAGGTAATCGCAAATGATTCCACAAGCGTACAAACTCGCGGACAGCAAGATGGCGCAAATCAACAAACTGGCACTCAGGAGAGAGAAGCAAGCTAAGTCAAATATGGTACTTGATTTCGATGAGCTTAACGTATTGAAGCAAGTCGATAACATGTACTCAGACATTGACAAGCAAGTGCGCAAGAAACTCAAAGAGCTATGGATTGACCGCTTTCTTGAAATGATGGCGTATCTGCTTGCAGAGAGCTTTATCAAAGCCATTCCTGATGATGACACGATAGACGAGCTTGCGGAACTGCACATGTATGACCTACTGGATAAACCCAATGAGGTTACGCATTACACCTACGCTCACGAAGTCCTGCGTAAACGTGACAAGGCGAAAGAAGCTATTCTTTCTGTACCGACAAAGGCGCAGAAACAGCTAATGCTTGATAAGCACTTGAGATATTATTTACAGCAAACAGCATGGTACGGCGATTTTACTTCTCAGGACGCCGAAATAACGTCCTACGATGAAGCTAAAGTTGAACAAGTGCAAAGACATGAGCAAAAAGATGAACGTGTCTGCGCTACTTGTAAAGCCGCTGACGGTGAAATCTACGATGTAGATAAAATCCCGCCACTCCCACATTTGGCGTGTCGCAGGTATTTCACGCCGATAAAAAAGTAAATAAAAGCGGATAGTCCGGCCAGACGAAAAGGGACAGCCTATCCCCTTCCGCTTTTGTTTAAGGCGAATCACAGAGGCAGTGATTTCATGGGAAAACCATGGGATTACTGCCTCTTTTTTTATTTTCGGATATTTGCGGGAAACCGCTTGATATATCAGCGACAGAGAAGCCGCTTTATAAATGTCCCAATCGGCAGAGAAGCCGACCAAAAACCCAACATTAAAATGGCAGAGAGAACTGCCTAACCAAACCCAGAAAGGAACTAAATATGGCGCAGATTGATGTTACCCAAATCGCTGGCTTTGATGAAATGACGGCTGAACAGAAGCTTGATGCTCTGATGAAGCTGGACGTTCCTGACAAGGTAGATTTGAGCGGCTATGTGAAGAAATCCGTTTTCGACGCAAAAGCGGCAGAGGCAAGTGACCTGTCTAAGAAGCTCAAGGGCAAGATGACTGAGGACGAACAGAAACAAGCTGAAATCGCAGAAGCGGCAGAAGCAGCGGCAAAGGAAAAGGAAGCTCTGCTTGCAAGAGTAGCGGAACTTGAAAAGAACAACACTCTCAGAGAGTACACGCTTGGCTTTTCCAACCTTGGCTTTGATGAAAAGCTGGCTGCTGAAACGGCAAATCTGTTTGAGGAAAAGGATAGCGTCAAGTTCTTCGCCAACATGAAGAAGTTCCTTGAATCCTATGAAAAAGCAATCGAAAAGAAGCTGATGGACAAGACCCCCGGCCCCGGTGGGAACGCTGGCAAAGCTGGGGAGGACGAAGACCCCGCTATTAAGAAAGCAAAAGCACTGTTTGGCAATAACGCTGGTACTGGCAAGACCTACGCCGACGTTCTGAGCCATTACAAAAAATAATTGTAAAGGAGAAAAAAGAGTATGAGATTCACCACTGAATCCGCTACCAACACTGTTGAAATCCTTGTTGGTCTGACGGATATGCACACTCTTACCCCGATCAAGGTTGCCGTTCCCGGTTCTACCGTTGATGGCACGTTTGTACCCGCTGATGACCCCACGGTTAAGGCTGGCACTCCGCTTAGTGCGGCTGGCGCTGTCGCAAATACCGCTGATGCTGTCGGCATTCTGCTGTATGACGTGGACACTTCTGCCAACCCCAACGGCACTATCATCCAGTCCGGCCCGATTGATGCTACTAAGGCGCAGACTCATTCCGGCGTTACTTATGCTTCGGCTATGAAGGGCGCTCTTGGCAACATCACCTTCCGTACCGACATCGGCACGAACACTTGATAGAAAGGAGAGCCGCAAACTATGAAACTGACTGAACTGTTTAATCCTAATTCCATCGCCCTTGTATGGAATGAGAACGCAAGCAACAGAATTCCCTATCTCGGCGCTGGCCTTTTCCCCGTGGAGCAGAAGGCCGGGCTTGACCTGAGATGGATTAAGGGTTCCAACGGTCTGCCCGTGTCGCTGATGCCCACTGCGTTTGACGCGCAGGTTACTTTCCGCGACCGTCCCGGCGTGGAGATCACCGAGACCGAGATGCCCTTCTTCCGCGAGGGCTTCAAGATCAAAGAGCGCGACCGCCAGGAGCTTCTGCGTATTCAGGATTCCAACGACCCCTACGTCGATCAGATTCTGAATAGCCTGTACAACGATGCGCAGAACCTGATTGCTGGCGCGGAGGTTGTGGCCGAGCGCGAGCGTATGCAGCTCCTGTTCCCGACTACTGGCACTCCCGGCATCGTGATTAAGGGCAACGGCGTTGATTACACCTACAACTATGACCCGTCCGGCGCTTGGTACAACAACGGCAGCGGCGGCAACTACTTTGCCCTTGCTGGTAATGCACTGTGGACTGCTCCCGCAACTTCTGACCCGCTGAACGACTTCCGCACTGTGAAGCAGTTCATTTCCAGCAAAACCGGCAGCGAGACCGCGATTGCAATTATGAACAGCTACACGTTCAATCTGCTTATCCAGTCCAATGCGATCATGAAGCGTTTCCTGTCCACGTCCGGCATTGCTCTTGGCTACATCACCGAAGATCAGGCGAGAGCGGTTATCGCTGATGCAACTGGTATTCAGATTGTGGTCTATGACAAGCAGTACCGCAATGAAAGCAAGGTTGCCGCTAAGTTTGTCCCCGATGGCTATGTGTCGCTTATTCCCGAAGGCCCGCTTGGCAAGACCTATCGTGGCATTACTCCCGAACAGGCCGACCTTATGAGCGGCTCCGACGCCTCTGTAGCGATTGTCGAAAACGGCATTGCTATCACGCAGTTTGTCGAGAAGAACCCCGTTAACGTCAACACTATCGCTTCTGAAATCGTTCTGCCCTCTTATGAGCGCATGGACGAGGTTGCTCTGCTCAAGGTTATCTCCTGATAGGAGGTAGCCATGGAAGTAAAGGCAAAGCACTGGCTGAATTACAACGGCGTGTGGCATAAAGGTGGAGATACCTTTGAAACAAATGACTTTGAAGCAATCAAGGAACATGTTGAGAAGGTAAAGGAAACCGTTGAGGAAACGCAGTATGTTTCTGAAATCTTCCCGCCCGAAGAACAGCCTAAACGCAGGGGCAGACCTAAGAAAAGCGAAGACTAATTAAGGAGGCAGAGATAATGACCGATGAATCCAAAATCGTTTTAGTCAAATCTATGACCGACGAGAAGGACGAGGAAATTATCTCTGCCTTTCTCGCAATGGCTGGGGACTCTGTTTGCAAATACTGTGACCCGTATAAGCGTTCTGAGCGTGAAACACTGTTAGAGGAATACGGCGGCGTACAGGTAAGGATAGCGGCTTACTTCCTTAACAAGCGCGGGGCTGAGGGGCAGATCAGCATGGGGGAAAACGGAATTTCAAGAGGCTATGAGTCCGGCGATATTCCCAATTCTCTCTTGCGTGAACTCACACCTATTTGCGGGGTGACTTCATGAAGTGCCTCAAACGAAATCAGCGCCCGTTCTGGTACTGCTTGTACAAAGGCGAAATTTCTATTCTGGATGAATACGGTAACGAGTCAGGAGAAACCATTGTCACCTACGAAGATGAAGTAGAGCTTTCAGCAAATATCTCTCAGGCAACAGGACAATCCAACACAGAGCAGTTCGGCAATTTGGAAAACTACGACAAGGTTATTGTCACTGATTGGATTGATTGTCCGATTGACGAGAACTCTGTGCTGTTTATCGACAAAGAACCTGAGTGGAAAGACGCTGAATACAACGAGCAAACCGCTATAACTGTCACAGATGCAACCGTGAAAGTCCCCGTCTATGACTACACCGTCCGCAGAGTAGCCAAAAGCCTTAACTCTATCAGCATTGCGGTGAGCAAGGTGAAAGTGTCGTGAAGATTAAGTGTTCGCTTGCACCGTCTTCGATTGACGCGGCTATCAAGCAGTTAGAGGACTACAGCAAA